TTAGGATAATTTTTTCTTTTCTCTCCACCGCTTCTTCCACATTTAGGATATGAACCATCTTTCTTTTTATTGGCTATGTCTACCCAGTTTTGTTTAACCCACTCTCTGAGTCCACCACCTTTTGAGTAATACGTTCGCATTACGAATTCTTTCCGTAAGCTTTGCCTTTACCTTTCATAGCTAACTTACAACCTTTAGAACCTGCTTTAAAACCAGCTCTACCACCTTTTGCTAATTTAAGTTTTCCTGGTCCTTTACTAGTTAAAGTTTTCATAGATCTTATTTCACTTATGTCTTTTGAACCCGGTGGATTTTTTGATTTTAATCTATCAATAAATCTTTGTTTAGCCATTGGTGGGGCATCTTTAGGTTGCCCAGCAACTATAAATAATTTAGCTTTTTTCTTTTTTTCTTTTTTTGGAGTGTCAGTATTTTTTTTATCTGTTCCTGTTACTTTTGCCATTATACTCTTCCTCCTTTTAAATATTTCATTCTAGTCATATCTATAACTCCACCACCCATAGCTTTTTTTCTATTCTTCTTGCCACCTGGTGTAACTTTACCTGAACATACTGCTGATGCATACATATTAGCATACGCGCTTGGGTACACTTTAAATTTTCGCTTCGCGGCTGCTTTACCTTTTGGACAGAGTTTTGCCATGTTATGCCTTTGCTGTTTGTTTTGCTCTTCTAAAATTTGCTTTAGTAGGTGCACCTTTAGCACCTTTTTTTCTCATCTTTTCTCCAGAGCCAGCTTTAATTCTAGCTTTTTTAGCTGCAATGTTTGCGTATAAACCTGGTCTAGACATTATGCTCTACCACCTTTTTTCATATAACCCATTTTATTTCTAACTTTTTTTGGAAGTTTTGATAAACCTTTTTGTTTTTTAGGGTCTACAGGTTTTAAAGTTCCTTGCGAATAACCCATTCTACGACCCATCATTCCGCCGCCCATTTTCTTTTCTCTTTTTTCAACTTGTGTTTCAAAAAAATCTTTTGATGATTTATTTCTTTTTTCAGCTTCTATTTGTTTACCTGTTTTAAATTTTTTTGTTTTTACTACAGTTGGATTATTTAAATCAGAAGCTCGTGGAGGAACTGATCTTCCAAAATATTCTTTACCTATTTTTGTTGCTCTTTTTGTTTCAGCGGATCTTTGTAATTCTCTTGATGCTTCTCTAGCTGATTTAATTCCTTGAGATTTTTGTTTTCTAAATTTTTCAAGCTTTAAAAAATTTTTTAAGTCTAATTCTTTTTTAGTTTCTTTAACAGTTTTTTTTAAATTTGGTTTAACGGATTTGATAGTCGGAGAAACTTTACTTTTTTTACCAAACACTTTTTTTAAAAATTGTTTACCTGCTTCGTAACCTGATTTTGCACCGTGAAATTTTGACATTATTTTTTTCCTCCGTTTCTAAAAATTTGAGTTCCCTTTATACCATATATGCTCGCGACCACAAGTATCCACAAATTTGTGAACCATGACGGGAGCTGCGAGAACATGTCAAAGAACAATTTTACCTTGTCCATGGCTCCCGGATCGTCTGATACCACTGCCCAGGCCAAAATTACTACGGGCAACGACAAAATTATTAAAACTGCCTCGTCTTTCCAATCTGATTGACGGGCTTCTAACAATTTGCCCTGGTAAGCTTCCTTACCTTCGGCCATACGAGAGGCATGCATCAGTTGTGCTTCTGACATTGCCATTTTCGTCTTCTGCTTGTTCTCATAAATTTTTGAACCTGCAGAAACGGCTAATTTAATTGCCGATAACCACATAATTATACCACTATTGCTGTTTTTCTTTTATCTGCTCTCATTCGTTTAGTTCCTCTAACACCAACTTCTTCTGGTTTAGCAATATAATTGAATGCTTTGTCAGCAGTTGTTTTAGATCTTGGATCTATTTCAACTTTTTGCTCTGGAACTGTTCCAAATTTGATTTTATCAAGTTTTTGCATTTTTTTGCTCCTTTTTTATTAATTATCGTCTACCATAACTTTTGCTTGTTGTACACCGCTCTTTGCAAGGCTAACTCCAGCACGTAATTTAGCTAAATCTTCGTTTTGTTCCATCTTATCTTCTGCAATTTCACCTTGTTGCATTAATCTTGCTCTTGCAAGGTCTATTTGAGCCTCGTCGTTGTCTTTTTTACGCTCATTTTCCATTGCACGAAGGTCAACTTCACGTGATTTTAGCTTTAGAAGAGGATCATTGTCAAATTGTGACGTAATTTTCTTCTCTTCTTTCATATATTCCTCTGTCATCTCTGCAATCAACACAGATTTTCTTGCTTCAATCTGATTTGTAAGCGCTTGAAGCTGTTGTGCCATCTGTGGATTAGTTGCTGCTTGTTGTTGCATCATCATCATTTGTTGTAATTGCTCTCTAAACTCTAATTGTATCTGTTCTTGAGCCATTAAACTAATATGTTCTAAAATATTTTTTTGTATTGCAGCCATAACCTGTGGATTATTTCTTACAATGTTAGTTGACATAAAATTTAAGTGAGCTGTTATGTGTGCTCTATGATCTTGACCTGGAAAAGCTTGAAAAGGTTTACCACCTAGAGCATTTATGTGTTCCATACTTGGATCCATCGGTGCGTTTGGTGCTGGTGGTGGCAATACTGCATCCACATTCTTAACACCTATTGCTTCATACATGTTTCGATAGATTTGATACATGTTGTGTAACATTGGATTTGATGTTGCGATCTGTAATTGTGTTTGTGCTAATGTAATTCTTTGTGACATAGAAAATATATTTGGATCTGCAACTGGCACAACATCTATTCTGTCATCAAAATCTGTTTGCTTAACGTTTCTTGCACCACCGACCACGTCATATGGATAATCTGGTGGTAGGTATTGTGAAACTACTTTTGATAATAGTTTAAATTCTTTTTTCATAGCTGCATAACATCTTTTATGTATTGCAGACATGACTCTTGAACCACGTTCAAGAAGTGCAACTGTTGTTCCAACCGCAGCTGCTTGGTTACCATCGCCCACTTGCATATCAGCAATAGCCGCAAACCTTTGACCAGCTTGTACAACGATGCCTAATAAATTTAATAATGTTTGTGATGGTTCTTTGTATGGTAATGGAAAGAATGCATCACGTAATGATCCACCCGGTGCATCAACATCTTTAAACTCACCTGGTTGTATAGGTGCAGCTTCATCTCTAACTCGCACACCTCTTTGTTTAAAACCAGCTGGTAAGTTTGATAAAGTCCCTGCGTCTAATAATTGACGGAGAGCCGCCGTTGCCGTACGGCTCAATCCGCCAATCATATGAATGAGTCCAAAGCCATAAAATCCAAGTCCTGGCAGAAATTTGAAGTGGACAAAGTATTGGATCTTACTTTTCTTTAGATCATTGGGCGCATAGTTTCTCCGTATGGAGAGTACTACTCGGCTGCCTTCTTCTACAGTTACTATGTAGGGCAATTTTATTCCAGTTGGTTGACCATCGGCACCAACTTCTTCGAAACCTTCTAAGTCTAAATTTACATGACACTCTAACAAAGTATAAATTGGTTCTTGTTTACCAGTTTTTTTAGTGCCATCTAATTCTCTTTCTTTTTTCTCTACAGAATTTTGTTCAACGTTTCCTGGTGGTGCTAATTCTATATCTCTGTAAAAACCTGAAACTTGTTGTTTTCTTAATTCATTTTCTGAAATTTTTACTACATGAATAACAGACTCCGCATCATTTAAACTTGTTGCCGTATATGGCACAACTAATTCATCCGCTGGTACAAATTTAGATACCACTCTTCCAAGTGGCACATCATAATAAACTTTTTTGAATGTAGATCCTGCAAGTGGTAAATGAAATAACATAGAATCAAACTCTGCTTCGTACTCTTTCATTTGATCCATAATTAAATAGTTCATGTAATCTTTTACACGGTTTGCTTGTTGTTCTGTTGCTGGATTTTTAATACCTATTATTTGTGTTCTTACTGGTCCGTCAGCTGGTAATAATTCTTTGTATGCTTGAGCTTGAAACTGTGTAACCGCTTCTGCTAACACTGGGTGTGTTGCAC